CGGCGTTTCAATAAATGCGGCAATCATTGCATTCACAATGGCGGCCTGCAGTTCTGACCGCTCATAATGATCGAGCATTTTGAACATCGGCATAATGGCACTTAGGACAGGCTTTCCACGATTTTGACCAATTCGGCTGATATCGTGAACGTGTAGAACTCGTCTTCGGCCAAAAGGAGTAAAAGCCGAAATACGCTCCCAAGACGCAATTCCTGTCCAATAATCGCCCGGATGGTCTTTTTGAATGTGATAGGCAATGGGGGCTCCATACTTATCAATTTCAATACCACCTCGGAGTGTTTTGGTATCGCTGACATTATTGGGGTTTGATAATCTGTCAGGCTCTACCAACTGTATGGCCGTTGAAAAAGGTCTGTCTTTCAACCATAACGGCAAAGCCAAAGCCTCGCCATTGATAAGGCAGGACTTGAAAACTTGTGTCGTTAGGCCATGAAAGTTTAACTTCTTGGCGGCATCGCAGTTAAATGTTTCTGCCCATGAACGCCAAAGACCTTCCACCTTTAATTGCCATTCTTCTTCCCATTCTTTGGTTTTACCTAATGCTTTATAATCCGGCTTGACCGACAAGCGAAACCCTGTACCGACAATGTTATCGGATAAGGTTTGCATGGCACCCGAAGCCACACCATGGTTACGGGCCAAATCCCTTGAACGGGCAACAATTGTATTTAATTCCGGTAATAGGTCGCTGTCCGCCGACCCACGTCCGGGGAGCCAAGAAGCAATCTCTCGTAAAGAGTGCGAGGCTGATTTATGTGATGTGTCTGTCATTAGAATGCCACCTTTATCATACGTCTGCGAGAGGTTGTCGTTTTACCTTCGGCCGCCGCAATTTGAGATTTTAGACTTGAGATATAACTTTCCAAAGCCGCTCGTGAGGTTTGGTTGTAGGTCACCGAACCGAAATTGCCGACATTAACCGAAACTTCTTTGGCTCCGATGAGCAGTTTATGGTAGGCTTCTTCTGCCTCAATCAGTCTTGTTTTCAAAATTTCAATGTTTATAACCATGGATCATTCACCTTTGTTGGTTGAAGTTGTATAAATTTAGGTTGTTTTTTAACTTTTACCTTTTGGTTTGGTGTTTGCGGAATAACAGCCTCCAGTTCTTGCCAGCCTTTTTCTGATATCCGATCAAGACCATATATGGCCGCACCGGCTCTTGCATAAACCCGGCAGTCCAGCGCTTCGTTCCGTCTGGCAGGATCCTTTTCCCAAACAGGTTTTGGATAGCCATTGGAAATCTTGATGATTTGGCGCTCAGCTGTTAACTGGCGGAAATATTCCTCGGCATATTGAGGGAAATGGCATTTTCCAAAATCAGTTGCATTTTCGCCAACCCGTTCCATCTTTAACCACCGGTAAAGCTCGGTCTTGATCACCGGACCGGATACGTTCCAGACCTTCAAGCCCTTTTTCTTGGTGTCGGCTTTAGAGGTGGACAAAAGCATTGCTGTATCACGACTTTGCCCTTTAATCGCAACGACTGTCCGAGGTAAGCTGGCTCTAGCACCCGATCCCCCCCAAACTGCCTGATTAAAGCGCCGCACAAAATTGTAAACATCCTGTGTGGCGTAACCGGAGTCAACGCACATTACCCGGATGGGCATTGTGATCCCACTTTCGTGAGGGTAGTCTTTATTAATGACTTCAGTGAGTTTGGCCCAAACTTCAGGTTTAGCCGTGTCGCCATCTAAAACGTAATAATCAACAGACCAGCTCTGTTTTTGCCGGCCCCAAGCAACAACCTCACATTCAATACGGTCTTTTTGAATATCCACACCGGCTGTCAAGAACAATCCACCCATCGGAACCGTCCCGATTGGGTAGGTTTCGCGGGTTTCATAAAGACGTTGCCACTCGGGGGCATCGCTTTCCTGTTCGTAAGTTTCGCCTAAAATGGTATTCCGAAATCCCTGAACCAGTGCCGGATTTGTTTTGGTCTTTTCAAAAATGTCCATACATTCTTTCCATGAAAGCCACCCGACCGGCGAGTAAAGTGAGGATAAGTGGAAACCTGCGGTTAATCCATCCCCGGTGGCAGTTGCTTGCCAATGCCCTTGGGCAAGCATTTGTGTTTTATAATGTTCGCCAATTAGTTGATGGCAATGACAACATTCGTAGGCCACCTTGCCATTTTCGGCGCGGATGTTGTCCCATTCTAAACGTTGGAAACCTCCGCAAAAAGGACACGGGACCATGTAATAGCGCTGATCCGACAGGCTAAATTCCCGCTCAATGTTGGATAATCCCTTGATTGTGGGCGTGGAAACTAAGAATATCTTTTTACGTTTATTAAAGGTAGCCGTCCGCCGCTCAGCCAACAGGATCGGATCACCTTCACCATCTAAATCATGCGGATAACCATCAATTTCATCCATAAATAAGTATCTGGCCGGCATGGAACGCAAGCCCACCGCCGAGTTTGCTCCGGTCATCACTAACACGCCCCCCTGAAAGTCCTTTGACAGCATGGTATTACCTTTATCCCGGGAACGGGGAGAGCTGACAATCCCTTTTAAAGGGGGACAGTCCTCAATCAGTGGATCAATCCGTTGTTTGGAATTACGTTTAGCCATTTCCACCGTAGGGGAGACTGCCATAATTGGACCGGGGGCTTTATGCATAATATAGCCGATCCAGTTATTACCGCATTCTGTCCCGCCGATCTGCGCCCCTTTCATAAAGACAATTTTTTGAATGGGGCTTCTGGGCGACAGGCAATCCATGATTTCTTTCAAATAAGGAGTACGTTCTGTTCGCCAGCGCCCAGGCTCCGAGGCAGACTTACTGGATAAAATCCGGTATGCATCAGCCCAATCCGATACCGACATATAAGAATCCGGTTCTACCCCACGAAAAAATTCAGCATCAATAAAGGCATTTGCATCAAAGCTCTCGGTTGATGAGGTCTTTGCTTTCTGATAAAAGTTTTCTGACATATTCATCTAATATCGTCACCGTTTTGTGTTCATCTGTTCCCAGTTCTGAGGCAATTAATGCCCCGTATCGTGTGGGAAATGCAATAAATAAATCCCTTAAAGAGCGCCCCAAATTAAAGGCGTAAGCGCCCGCTTTTTTACGGTCTATCGTTTCCCCTGTAATCATCCGCCATTTGGCTTTGGCCAACATAGCCCGGTAATAAACATCGGCTGTTTTTGCCTGCTGAAATGTATTGGCATTTTGCCGAAAAGAGGCAACCTGCGGTTCCTGTTCCTGGAACAATGGGTCCGTTTTATGACTTTTGGCCGGATCCGTGTTCATGAACCAGTCTCGGTTGGCCTCATCCACATCAATTTTCCCATTTGGTTGGGTTTGGATGCGACCAGCGTGGATTGCCTTTTGTACAGCGCTCAACTGGACCCCCCGTATCCGGGCATATTCCCGAAGTGATACTTTTTTTCCCATATTTCTTCACTTTTTTGCATTATTTACTGGATATAATTTTATTTCCAAGCATTCATTGTAGTCGTGTTAAACATTCAACAGAAAGGATCAAAAATGACAACACAAAAAAAGAAACAACCTACCTCTCAAGTTATTACAGATAAAGAGCTTGGAAATAAATTAACTGAAGCCTTGGCAACCCTGTCAGAGGAGGACACAAGGACCGTAAAAAATCTCTCCGTCCATTATAAAAACGCCATGATGGTTATCATGCTGTCCCGTCCGGAAGGGGCTACTTTAAAAGAGATAGCCACTCAGCTGAACTGGAAAGAAAACTCCGTGCGTGGGGCCATGTCCCTGTTTGTTAAAAAGCAAACAGACGTAAAGTTGACCTCTGAAAAGAAGGATGGCATCCGGACTTATTATCTAAAGGCCAACGCGTAGCGACTGGGATTTTACAAAAAAACTAGGATTTTTCAAAAAATCCCAGTTTTTTTATTTCCAATTATTCTACGTTAAACCATTCCATACAGGTGGCAAGTAAGTGGTCATAATTGCCGGATGTTGCTTCCGCCTGAAAGGTATCGCGTTCTTCTTGGCTTAATCCGGCCCGGCGCATCGCCCGCAAACATATACCTAATATATTAAATGCATTCCCGTCTTTACCGGTCAGCTGGACCGTAATATCAGGATATTTTGGCATGGTGTTCCTCCATTTTTTTCAGTTCTTCAAAAACGCTCAGCCGGCGATCAACTGCTTTTTGAGCTACAAAGACCGCTACGCCTCCTTCTTTTAAGGATACAAAACAAACAAGAAGTTCAACTTTCTCTTTTGTAAGTGCTTTTTGAGCTTCTTCGAAGGCGTGGCTGAGTTCCTCCATCCGTTCTTTAGGCACCTTAGAAGCAGGTTCCTTTTTCGGTTGGGGATAAGGCTGATATCCATAAAAATCTTTTCCCTTTGCGACCAACATCGTATCTACAACCCCATTGTGGCTGTTAATAATATCGGCGGCCTTTTTTATTTTTATCTGTAATGTTTTGGGTACATTCTTATACATTTTTAATCCTTCCAAATCGGGTAAATATCACCGCTATCTAAATCTGAGCTATAACCAAGGAGCTTTTTCAGTTCGTCTTGCGAGTGCAGGACCACGCCGCCGATGCATTTAATCGTTACGCCGTAGGTCTTGCAGAGTTTGGTTAAATCCTTGGCGAAATTCTCATAAGCGCGAGGCTTTACGTCCGGGAATGCTTTCGGGTCCACATAATAGCGGAACTCCTTAATCAGGCGGATCGTGCTCATTTGCCGTTTAAATACTGAGGCGAATGTTTCCAGGTTAGTGCTGAGTTCTTCGGCAAACTCGTCAGCGATGTGGCGGCCCCAGCGACTGTCCATCAGCCCTAAGGTTTGTTGCGGGGTTAAGCCCTTGGATTGGATTATCTCGGCGGCCTTATCCCAAAATGCCTGCATTTCCTTTTTATGTTCTATATGGTTGCTGGCGGTTCCCCAAAATCCCCAGGTTTTGTTTTGTGTCTTTAAAATCTCAGTCATTGTTTTTCCTTTCTAGTTAATGCTGATTTCAAATCTTTTGCCTTCGTCCTCGGGCTTTGTCTTTAAGACCCCGTTGCGTTCCAAGACCTCGGCGATTTCGTCCCGGTCACCGGACCAGGCAAGGTAACATTCACCGGTCTTGTTTAATTCCTCGGTATCTTGCCTGTGGTAAAAGACCACCTTTTTGGCATCCATCGGTACCGCGGCCCAAGCGCAGGATTGACAGCACATAAAGTTTTGTCTTGCAAAATATCCGAGCTTACGGAGCTCTTTAAAGGCTTGGTTCAGGTTTGCTTTTTTATTCATCATATCGACCTCCTTATTTAACCTCTATGCCTAAGTAGCGGCAGTAGCTTGAACCAGACGGGTCGGCGTAAAGTGTCGGTTGGCCGTCTGCTGTAATCTCAACCACCTGGCGATATTCATGCTCACTAGAGTAGCCGCCTTTGCCTTTTAAGAAGCCGTAGTCGTTTAATGGGTTCTTGCATACTCTTTTATGTTCGGCTGGTGTCAGGTTAATGATTTCAACCACCGCCACAGTTTCAAGTCTGTCGCTGTTGGCTCTGGTTATGCTCTTTACTTCGTCGAGGTCTGCGGGCTTTCTGACCATGTAAGTTTTAACTGTCTTCATTTCGTATCCTTTTATTTTAGTTTTTGCGCGGGCCATCATGCCTTTGCTTACAACACAACAATCGCTCTTATTCGAATTTATATCCAGTTATTTCTGCATTATTTTTAACAATAACTACTTGATAAATAATGATAATTAAAAATCAGCCAAATGATGCGGGAAAATACCGCCAATATGCGCCTGCAACTTTCTTTTCAGCATATTGTCCGACTATTCTTCATTCTCCCACAGAACAGCCTTTTTGCCAGTCATTTCTTCCCAGCGTTTGATGATCACATCGCAGTATTTCGGATCTAATTCGACGACTCGAGCGACTCGGCCTAGCTTTTGACAGGCAATCAGCGTGGATCCAGAGCCCCCAAATCCATCCAAAACAATATCCCCCAGTTTGGAGCTATTTTCGATGGCCCGCATAACCAGCTCCACCGGTTTCATAGTCGGGTGCAAATCGTTCCGGACGGGCTTGTTGTATTCCCAAACATCGGACTGATTTCTGTCCCCACACCAGTGGTGTTCTTTATCTTTAACCCAACCGTAAAGGATAGGCTCATATTGCCGTTGGTAATCTGACCGACCCAAGGTGAAGGTATTTTTGGCCCAAATGATAAAGGTGGACCATTTACCCCCTGCCGCTACAAACGCATTGTAAAGGGTATGCAGCTCTGAGGAACTCATACATACATAAGCGGCCCCCCGGCAATACATCAACATATTGGATAAACTGTCTGTCAAGAACTGGCCAAAGTCCTCGCCCAAGTTATCGTTCATGATCCGCCGATCGTGATTGGGACTGGAATGGTACCGGAGCGCATCCTTCATTGTGGCCCCATAGTTCACATTATAGGGGGGATCGGTAAAGATCATATCGGCGATATCATCTTGCATCAGCTTTTTGATATCATCAATCATGGTTGTGTCCCCACAAATCAACCGGTGTTTACCCAAAATCCAAACATCGCCTCTTTTGGTAATCGGCTCTTCGGGTGGTTCAGGTACCTCATCATCCTTGTCAGAGACCTCTGGGTTAGTTTCCCCGAACAGTTCAATCTCTTTCAATTCGTCCGGATTAAAGCCCAACAGGTCCAAATTAAAATCCTCTTCCTTTAAATCCTCCAATTCTAAGTGGAGCATTTCTTCGTTCCAGCCGGCATTCATTGCAATTTTGTTGTCGGCTATGACCAAAGCGCGGCGTTGCGTTTCTGTCAGGTGGGGCAGTTGGATGACGGGTACCGTTTTCAGGCCCATCCTTTGGGCGGCCATTAACCGGCCATGACCGGCAATGATGACATTGTCCTTATCAATCAGAATGGGGTTTGTGAATCCAAACTCCTTGATGCTGGCCACAATTTGTGTGACCTGTTCTTCGTTGTGTGTCCGAGAATTACGGGCATAGGGGATCAGTTGATCCACCGGAAAGTTTTCTTGAAAATGCATGTTAATTCCTTAAAAAAGAAAGGGTGACCACCCAAATCGTATAGGTGACCACCCAAAAGAGAGGACTACCCCTCAAAGGCGTTGATATTACTGGTGTTTGAGATACCCCCGACCACCAAACAAAAAGGCGTTTCGCTAAAAAAATGCCGCGGCTTGCGTCCCCGCATAGCGAGTAAGATGAGGAAGGACCCAGGGTAGCAGGGGCTTGAGATTAGACTAAACCATTCAGACAAAGCCGCGCAAACACGGGCTTTCTGAGGTCTAAACTTTCAATCAGTTCAGTTGGTGTTTTGTTGATGGACAGGTTGAGTTCTTTGCGTTCATTCCCCTTGATCGTTTTGATGACAGCACTGGGGAGTTCTGCCCGTCCAATGCAGGAGGACAGGAACACAAAACACGCATCATTATCTGCCAAGTATTGAACAGCCAACCGGCGGGCGTAGAGGTTCAAGGTTAAATCAGCCTTGCTGGCATCCTTGGTCCAAGGACTTCCACCTCCAATCGGGCAAGCAGTGGAATAAAAATCACAGGCCAGTTTCCGTCCCGTGATCCCACAGTCAGCAATGGCCGAGTGGGTTTGATACACGCCCGTTCCATTTACGATGATCTTGTCGGGGACTTCCCCCAAAGTGTCACAGATGAACTCTTCCAGGCTTTCAGGTTTTAACATGGGTACTGCCGCAATCGCAGTTTCAACATGGCCATCGTCCGCCAAGGTAATCTGCGTTTTAATGTCAATCCCCAAGTTATCACTTTGACGTGCTTTCATGTAAAGAGAATTGTTTAATTTTTTGGCCAGGAACAGTTCGCTGTTGATAAGCCCATCGCCCTGACAAGCAAAACCCACAAATACCCCTTGGTCACCCCAGCCATTTTGCTGGACACCCTGACCAATATCGGATGATTGCACCCCGATCAAGTTCAGGATCTTGATTTGGTTAATGTCAATGGCGTGCTTCCCCCAAATCGTGGCATAGCGTTCATCATACCCGACTTCGCGCAAGGCTTGTCGGACATGATCCTTAATCCCTGCCATATCCACATGGCCGGTCACTTCTCCCCCCAAGATGACGTTGTTATCTTTCACCATCACCTCAACGGCATACCTGACCTCGGGGTCTTGTTCAATTAAACGATCTAAAATATAACTTGAAATGTAATCGGCTGTTTTATCTGGGTGGCCAATCGACACCGCTTCTGCTGTTTTACGCATAAAGCTTTCTCCTGTTTAGTCCGCTTTAGTGGGACAAGTCGGCTTAAATCCACATCACCTCATCACCCGATGAGGTTAGGTTTATTTTGCCAAATTTAATGAAAAAAATCAAGGGGAGTGGTGCTTGTTCGCATTCCACTCCCGATTGTACTCAAAATATAGCGATTTTTTGGAAAAATGTTAAGTCTTTTTATGTTGACAACATTTTTTTGATTTTTGTTTCATCTGAATTTTCATCAAAGCACGATCGTAAATCCGCCACAGATGAACACGCGTGCGCCCCAATTCCCGGCAAAGGAGTTTCCAAGGTAAACGGTTGGCTCGCTTCCAAACCAAGTTGTGCTCATAGGGGGTAAGGAGGGGTAACCATTCCAAAACCACCATCTCCCACAGGCCCACCTGTGCCTGTGTTGGGCGAGGACGAACCAGTCGCCGATCCATGAAGGCTAACTCTTGGGGCGTATAAATAATCTCGGGTATACAAGAACGATACTTGGGCGGGCGAACTGGAGGCATCAGACGTTCCACATAAGCCGCTGTTTCCAAAGTGTCCTTGATTTCATCCAAAGTCAGTTCAGTCATTATAACCTCCGATCTCTTTGCAATAATCAATGATCTTGCCGCTATCCAGCCAACCCAATTCCTCAGCTTTTCTAACCAATGGGCCATAACTAGAAAATCTGAGCTCCGGATAAGTACGTTCCACATCATTTATCACCTGTTTGGCTGCCCACTCATAAACACCCGGCAGAACTTTATGTCCACCCACGTAAAAAGAACACATTCTTTTACGGATTGGATCCGTTTCTTCACGGGGTTCACGGAGTTTCTTTTCTATTTCGGCAATTTTTTGCTTGATGTCTTCTTCTTTGCTTTTATCAAACAACTGCGCCCGCATATGACTGATTGTTGGAAAACGCATAGACTTTTGCTGGCGCACTATATGAAACGCCGCTTCCTCCACCTGGGCTAGGGAATAACCATGAAGTGTTTCGTTCCACAGCTTGATGATTTTACCAACATCCTGTCCATCCTTGGGATTTTTTTGCCAGCTGGGAATTCCATAAATATCCGCAAAAATCTTCAAAACCGTTTTGGTTTGAAGGCTGGCTTTTTCCATTTTGTCTTCTTCTTCCATCATAAAGCCTCCAGCCATGCATCAATGTCTGTTGCCTGTTTTGGAGGCACGTCTTTGTTCCTGCGCTCCCACGTATGAACACAACATTTCCAGTTCTTGATTTTATTTTTGCCAAGCATCCAGTCCTTGGCCTCGTAGAAGTTGTAGAAGTGTTCAGCATCCACTCCATTTTGACGAGCCTCACAGTATGCCCGAACTTCCTCGATGGTTGGTTTTATGAACGGGATTTCTTTTTTCTCTTTTTTCTTTTTTTCATTCTTCTTCTTTTTAACCTTCTTATTATCATTTACATTTACATTTTCATTCCCATTATCATTACCATTTACATTATCATTATACATACCACTTATACCAGTCGTATCATTTCCACCGATAACATCCGTGAAATCAGCCTGCTTTTTCCAGCGCTTTTGGATATTTTTCTTGTTGCGCTCAGAGCGTTTTCGGTATTCATCAATGTTTTGATCAAAGATAGGTTGCATTATTTCAAAGCACCCCAGGCCACGTTCCGAAAGACCAACGGGGAGTTTTTTGAACATATGGTATTCAAAAATTCCTTTAAATAATCGGCCAGCGCTGATGTCATCAAGATTTTTGATGGCATTGTAGAACGAGGTATAAAGGAGAAAAGACATTTTAACAATCATTATCCACCTCCTTGGACTGTTTTACACGCTGGATACCTTGGATCCATTTAAGGGCCATCGTGACACGATTCAGCTCCTGTTTAATATCCTTTTCAATTTTTTTTAGCTCATCCCAGCTCATATTAATGAGGGTCAATGCTGGCAATTTTCTGATCCGCTCATAAGTCGTCCTATTTTGGTTGTAATGCATTTTGGCTCCTTTCATCTTTTTGCTTTACATTCAAAACAAGCCCGCAAATCAAAAAATCGTTCTCACTTTTTATAATTTTTTTTGATTTTTTCAAAAATTTTATAAATCGTGTTTTTGGAAACGCTGTATTTGGAAGCGATTTCATCCAGGGAATATCCCTCTTTGACCAAATTCAACAGAGTGTATTCTTTGGGACTCAATCCTTTCGTTAAATCATTAAGCAGGATCCTTATATCTTCTCGGGAAATATCATTATCATCTGCCACTTCTCGCGGATCTGTTTCCACATCGTCCAAAGAAAGAAAAAGACCAAAGCGCTGGCGAGCTTTGGTCCTTATCAATTTAGTGGCTTGATTTTTTAACGATGTTACCACATAAGATTCGTGGGGGATTTTCTGTCGGTGAAAATGCTCTAGATAATAAAGGATAAGTTCCTGGATGATGTCCTCCTTTTCATTCGAGGAAAATAATTTGTGACTGAGAAGTCTTCTGCCTTCACGAGCAATAGTAATTTGAACGAATTCAGGGAGACCTGTCGTTTTTAACAATATTTTCATTTATAGACCTTTCATTTAAGTTGAACAGGTCTATATTTTCTCATCCAAAAGTATGCATTTACAATCAAATATTGACTTTTGGATACAAAGAAATATCATTATATGTCAATGATATATATAATGATAATCCTATATAAATAAACTGGTATATTTTTTAAAAAAAGTTTCTTGAAAATTTAAAATAAAAATAGCCCGATTCGCTTTTAAATAAATCCATATTTTTTTCGTTGTTCAACCCAAGAAACAGGAATGGGATCTTTTATAAGGTCTGAAATTTTGAGCGATAGAGGTTGTCTACCTGCAATAATCGCTTCAATAATATCAGGTGCTAGTCGTGTTAAACTCATAACACGGGCCATATAGCTTCGATCCAATCCCTCTTTTTTTGAAAGAGCTGTAAATGAGGAGCCTGCATCTATTTTACTTTGCCATACATGCGCTTTACCTAATGCTTGAAACAGAGTGTCATCTACAATTGGTTCTTCATCTTTTGGCGGCAAAATTGTTAACCGTCCTCTTTTCTTAGCAAACGAAATATTGTAAACCAGTTCCACCATATCATTGTTTGATTCACAAACTCTAAATTCTCTGTTACGGGTAAATTTTAATGCTTCTCTTCCAAAAGGAAATAAGCGGATAATGATGCAATCTTTATGGAGTATAATTCTCGAAATCGTCATTTCTAAAATTTCTCTTATCACCTTCAATGGAAGCTTATCAAAAAATAACGAAGGATTTTTCAGATGGTTAAAAATCTCTGTTACACCTACTTCAGGCATAGTATTCTTTAGTTGTCGAGCTAACTCATCTATAATTTTAGGTGATTTCAAAATGTCCTGAACTTTGGTTAAAACAAATTTCTCAAGTTCTCCTGCTGGAATATTACCTAACTCACATAAATTATACCCTTCCTTAGCCGCACGCCATGAAACATAGTATTCATACCTTTTTTTGTTTTTAGTGGTATGAGTTGGCATCATTGCACAGTGACAACAGCCACACTCAATCAGACCCTGTAATAATCGTGATTTTCGTTCTGGACCAAGTTGAAAACGATGTTCTGAATTATGTTTTTTAATTATCTGAACCTTATTCCATTGTTCCTCAGAAATAATTGCTTCATGAAGCCCCGGATAAAGAACACCGTTATGTCTTACTTTTCCTAAATAAATCGTGTTACTCAAGATGAAGTTAACTCCCAAATGACTAAACTGTTTTGCTTCAACCACCCCCTTGGCACGTTGTAATCTCGGTTTATTTTTGTATCCATTTTGATTTAAAAATCGAGTTACAGTTCGCTCGGATTTTAATTCACAGTATTTATCAAAAATCAGTTTAATCAATTTAGCCTCCTTCTTGTTGATAACTAACCTTTTATCCACAACATCGTACCCAAGGGGAACAACTCCCCCCATCCACATTCCCCGTTTTTTAGAGGCTGCTACTTTATCCCGAATACGTTCAGCATCCAATTCCCTTTCAAATTGAGCAAAAGAAAGAAGAATGTTAAGAGTCAGGCGTCCCATTGAATCACAGGTATTAAAATTTTGCGTAACAGATACAAAGGAACATTTGTGGGCATCCAAGACTTCAATTAGTTTTGAAAAATCTATCAAGGAACGTGTCAGACGGTCAATTTTATAAACGACGATCATATCAATTTTGTCCTGCTTTACATCTTCCAAAAGACGTTGCAAAGCGGGACGGTCTATGTTCCCTCCGGAATATCCCCCATCATCGTATCGCTCTTCCAGCGCAACCCATCCTTGATAAGATTGACTTTTAATATAACTCAATCCGGCATCCCGCTGAGCTTCCAACGTATTATATTCTTTATCTAAACCTTCCTCTGTTGATTTTCGGGTATAGATTGCACATCTAACTTTCTTCTGTTCTTCCATCATCTTTTCCTTTCAGTAAATCCAAAAAACACTTTTCCAGAAATTCTCATTCCTGTAATTTTTTTGGCAATTCCCGACAAACTTTTATAATGTCTTCCGTCAAAGCAAAAACCATGTTCCAAAATACGAATTTCGTAATCTTTCCCTTTATAGTTTTTGATGATAGAGGTACCAGCAGGGGCCAGCAATTTCTTTTTCGTTGATTGAGCTTTTGTGTCAAAACTGAGGAGTAATTTTTTAGTGTCCATGGACAATCCTCCAAAGGCCAATTCTTGCATCCGGTACCCAATAACATAATTGTAAAAGCTCCTTGACCTTTTAGGTGGATTACAGTTGAAGTAATCCCTGAATAAGTTTTTGGCTTCAGGTAATGTCATTTCAGCAAGATTTTTTAAATCATCTTCAATCATTGTTAGTTCCTTTCTGGTCACAATGAATGCTTGGATTTTTAGATTTATCCAGTCCTTTCTGCATAATTTTTTCACTTTCTTGCTCTTTCATAAAAGCAACAAAATATGGCAGAATCAATTTAACGAACTTTTCTATTTCGGTCAT